CACAAACCCTAAACTCACCTGTGATAACATTTTGTGCAGCGTTGAATCTAATACCGTAAACTTGATATACTGTGCCACCGACTGTCCTATCGTCATCCCATACAACAGTAAAATTGCCATTATCAGCAACATCAACAGCAGGATTCGTTTTATAATTCCCTGTTGCCGTTGTATTTGGCGATACTTGGAATTGACCACTCATTGGATTACCGCCAGCATATCGCCGTGACCCAAAAATGCGACGGCCTGGGTTGTTTGTGCTGATTCTGAAATATTCCGCCCACACAACAACAAAACTCTTATCAGAACGCATACCTATAGCCGGTTTATAATAATATGCATCAGCTAAATCATTAATGCGGAATTGACCATTATCGCCCGACACTGGATTATAAATCGGATTACCGTTTGCGTCATATGAGCGACACTGAATACCGGTAGAAAAATCAATATCTGGCCCTTGCCAAACAACCATAAATGTACCGTCTGGTGCCATCGCTACGTCAGGAGTATGGCTTGTTTTATCATCATATGATGGTACAACAAATGGGCTTGTGATAGCGACATTATTTGGGCCGAAAACTTGCGCCATTACCACAGGCGACGATGCATTGTCTTGATTTTCCCAAACAATTACAAACTTACCATCAACACTATCTGAAACACGAGGAATGCCATATGCATGGCTGACTTCTATTGATGGCGACGGCGACGTTGAAGGAGATAATGAACGAGAAGGGGAAAGTGATACTGATGGTGAATACGACGGCGACAACAGAGAAGGAGAAGGAGAAGGAGACGGAGACAACAATGACGGCGATACTGACGGAGACCTAGACATCGAAGGCGAAGCTAATGGCGACCTGGATGTCGATGGTGATGGCGAAAGCGATTGCGATAACGGCAACCTTGACCTAGATAACGATAAAGAAGGCGAAACAGACGTTGATGGAGATAATAGCGACGGTGATGGAGACGGAGACAGCGAAGCAGACTGCCAAGACGATCTTGATGGAGATGGCGAAGCAGATGGACTTGTCGACGGCGACGGCGGAGGGGGCAACGGTGTCGGTGACGGAGGCGGTGGCGGTGGAGGAGGCGACGGCGGCAGTTTGCAATCTTCTATGAAATCACCGAAGTACGTCAGTTTTCTCGGACAAGTTGCAACTGCACTGAACCACATTTGAGAGATGACCGTACCGGCAGCGTTCTTTCCTTTAATTAGCCATAGTCGTTGCGTCCCCTTTGGGTGTCCGTCGACTGCCACTGAGCCTGATGACGGAAAACTGCCATAATAAGCACCATCACAACCAGAACAGCACAAGTCTCTACAATATAACTCAGTCGCCACTATGCTTGTATTATCATTTAACCATTCGAGCGTATATGGCATATCTGCACGAACGAATGGCGTCTTGTAACCAGCAGCACGCAAATATTTATAACCAGCTACTGGAAGATTTACTGTTAATTTCTCGATATACGTTGGGCTTGTAACGTCTGTGCCAAATAGCACATCGTGTGTAACATAGCTGCCAATATTTATCGTTGACCCAGACGAACCTAAAACAAGTCCGCCACTCCAAATCTCACCATCTTGTGGGAAATCATATCCAGCATAGTCTAATTGGCTGACATTCCAGAGAGCATATTGAGTTGTGAATATCGTATGATCTAGGTCGACCTCAAGCGGTTGTGAAGCCCATTGATTTGTTTCAAGACTAACTACAGTACACGGGAAAAATGTGTTTGCGTCGTCAAGAAAAGCACGATAGTGTTCGATACTCGGCCATCGACAAATTCGCAGCAATGCTAGAACAGAGTCTAAAGTGTCTTGATCATATGCGACTGAGATATTATCCTGGTTTAAAGACTGCAACCTTCTATCTATTCTCGATACTATACCTTTTGTGTCTGTAACAAGCAAGCTATCTACTGTGACATTGCCCCACATATTAACAAACGGCGTCCCAGGCGTTAGGCTTGCACTTACAAACCCCGTCAGCATATATCTGTTATCAAACGAAATCGGATATTGTTGTACAACAGATGCCGTTTGTTGAATTATTTGTTTTGTCTCTATCGTCATATCACGAGCCTTGTAGTACAGTAAACCAACAAGTGTATGATGGTGTCGTTTGGACACCATCATTGTTCACGGCCACGATAGTATAGCTATGAATGCCTGCCGCACGCTGGCCAATTTCAACGCTAAAGTTCACACCACCTACGCTCGTATCTGTCGTCGGAGCTGTGATAATTGGTACTCGCACACCATCGACCCATAATGATGCAGAATAAACACCCTTTTCGAGGTCATATGCGTTGAATGTTATAAGCAGATCTTGGTTAGAGTAAAGAGTGGTCTGCGACTGTCCTGCTGTCTGAAACACCGGAGTGGTGCGTTCAGATTCGGTGAATTGTGTGATAACTACATTTCGAACTGTAGCACTAGTACTAGTAGTCACCACACAATCGGTTGGCGATGCTGTGATTGTCGTTGGTATCGGCAGATTGCCATTAATATTCGTGATATATAACCTGTAGTATCTGTATGCTACTCCATTACTAAACGTAAAGTACTGAGTCCAGGCATTGATCCCTGGTGCTTCAACGCCAGTTCTGGAGTCGATAGTCGTCCAGTTCGTTCCATCATTCGATGCCTGTAAAGACCAGTCTCTTGGGAATCCGGCGTCAATGTTATAATTCTGTTCGTTTATTATCGACCCATTTACAACAGTTGTGCCGTTGTAATTCTGTTCTTGCAATGCATATTTGTTTATTGCGGTCTCATGGCCAGCACCAAAATCATATTGTATGAACCATGGGGCGACGGATGTTGCACTTATCCATCTATCTGATTCTCCTAAATTCGTACCGCTGAAAGCTTTCCACGCTGAATAATAAGTCGATCGGTACTCTGAATAATATTCACTAGTCGCACTTACAACGTTTGGTGTTGGGACTGTATCAGATACCATTGCAGTAGTGCACGTACTTACTGCTGCGTTGTCGGCACCATCAACTGAAATGCAAACGAGTTTAAGCTCTGAAATCGCGGCTTCGAGACCACCACCAACAACGGCTGTAATGTTTAATCTATAATAACGATATGCCGTGCCGTTGTTGAACGAAAAGTACGAGCTCCAAGATGCTGGTCCTGGTGCACTGATGTTAGTGCGCGTATCGAGCGTAGTCCAGGACGTTCCATTATTGGAACCTTGCAAACTAAAATCTTTCGGGAATCCAACAAAATTTGGTGAATTTCGCTCTTGTATAGCATACTTATTTATGACTACGCCGGTATTGAAATCATATTGCAAATAGTGTGGAAATGCCGTAGTTTGGCTTGCCCACATGTCATTTTCATCAAGAGCCGTTCTGTTAAATGCTTTCCACGCAGGACAAAAGTATGATGCTTCTTCCCATGTCGTCCATGAATTACCATGAGCGAATGGATCGAATAGCACAGAGCCATCAGGGTTGAATAACTTATGCAGATAAGTATGGTCTGATTCGCCATTTTGTAAGCAGCTGACCATTCCACCTGCTGCTGGTCGAACTAACACACAAGCATCAAACACAGAACCACGAGGAGGTCCTTGATCCTCTAAACAAATCAAGTAAGCGCCTGGTATTGTCCTTGGGTCGATAAAACCGGCCATACGAGCAGGATCGTCTCCACCAGCCAACGCCCAGTTTATTTCATAATCTCCACCAATCCAATGATAGAAATCTGATGTTGTTGGGTCTAAATGTGTCTCGACCTGTTGTACACCATAACGATACGATTTGAACACATACATACCTAAATGTGTAGGATGATTTTCAGATCGTTCGCTATCTGCACTACACACATATGGTGCCGGTGTCGTATTCGACGTCATTAGAGCAGTACAAGTAGTCGTACTTGAATTGCCAGTGCCATTTGTCGACAGACAAACAAGTTTTATTTCACCGATAATGACACATGGCGATGGGAATATGTCAAGTAAAACAACAGGAGGTGGTGTTAATTCAACAGAAGTAGTCGGCTCTGTCGTTGTTGTGCCAGTCTCTGTACCTGTAGATGTCTGCTCTACATATGTCACAGTCGGTGTAGTTTGTTCTGCTACTACTGGTTGAGCTGGCATATCGCTTGTGTCCATGCCAGGCATCGGTAGACCAGTACCTGTAATAACTCCAGTTGCACTAATAGTTTTATTGAATCGTATTGGTAGTATCTCGCTAGCGGAGATTCTGGCTTTGATAAGTCTAAAAACACACGAATCGTTATAGCAACCAGGAGTAAAAGGATGGACCGGAACTATGACTTGCTTACTAACAAAAACTAAGCTGTCTCGACTTGCTACAGATGTCGCATATGTGATTTCTGTTAGGTCATTAGTTGATAGATTGCGTTTAAAGACCAAATATCCACTAGTGGGAAAGATGTTCTTCTGGGCTGCGACATCTTTGGCTGTCGCAACAGTAGTCGGGTCCACTAAATCGCGTTCAAGTTTAATATCGTTGATATCATATGTTGGCGTTGATGTCGAGTCTATAAGCTTCTTATTCTGCAAATAAGCAAGCATCTGAGCTAGATCGCGGCCATCAACAATACCATCTCCACTTACATCAACATAAGGCTGGTTTGTTGCCCTACTCTTTGGTAGTGTACCAGAACCGTGCGCAGTTATATAATTGACTATAGTATAATAATCATTAATATCGACCGACCCATCGCCCAATACATCAAATCGATTACCAGGGTTCTGCCATTTAGAGGAACCTAATATCACACTGCTCGTAGCGAATTTACTAACTAACGGTGTGACCTGAATCACCTCGATATAAGTCGTTAATCCGATTTTGGTAGATGGCGGCGGTATGGTCATTGTTCTCTACGATATTGTCAAGATAAATTGCTTACTGCATCGTGTCGAACCGTCTGGTAAGGTGGCTTTGACAGAATAAGCGTACGTACCTTTCAAGAATTTGGTTGTATCGACCATATATCTGAATACGTATGGGTTCGAACGATACGACCCTTGTCGCAAGCCAATAGTCAAAGGTTCTTCTTCAACCAAAATCTCGCGGTTTTCTGTCTGGATGGTGATTGTTCCGGTCAACTGTGGTAAGATTGGCGCTACTAGGTTGAAGTCATAATCATATAACGGAAGTGGCATAATGCCAATCTCCAACGGCCTCACTTCAGGCTGATTAAACTTCTGATCAAGCGGTTCGAAACCGAGTCTAACAGACGTCAGAGAATCTTGTACATCCCAGTCGTCAGCATAAACCCAGAATTTATTGCACGCTTGCAGTATCAAACCACTTAAAGCAGGATCATTCAAGTCTGGGTATCTATTGTATCCATCTGTACCAATAATGCACGCACCGGTAAAATCCACTAAGTCGCATGGGTTTGTGGGGATATAACTCCAGACATCAAAATAGACATCGGGAACTGCTGCATCTGCTGGAATATCAAGAAGCAAACGATATTCTCCAGGTAGTATTGCTCCTTCCTCACCCTCAGTTCCACATAGACCGTCTGGTGTAGTCCCTCTGATGTACTCAACCGGCGACGGATAATTCGGTTCCCATGGATCGACAACAATAAATGAAGCGATGAGATTTGATGGGATTATCTGAGTCTTGTAGATTTCAACCTTGCGTATCGCATACGGCGCGGTGGGGATACCGCCACGAAGGAATCGTGTGTCAAGTTGTACCGTGTTGCCACGCCGGGCAGAAATTCGTTGATATACAGCCATACTGCACCTCGTTTCAATATCTTTGCTAGGCCGAAGACCCAATAGATTATTGGTGCGGTAGGTTAGGCGTTGAGCCAGCAGCCTTGCGGTTACGCTCTTCAGCCGTTCGTTCGAGTTTATTTGCCCACCAAGCACGCTCTTCAGCAGTCATGGAATTCTGCTCAAAGAGAGAAAGTTCGCCGGTCCCACCCACCCCGCATCGCAACATGAACTGCTGCTCCATCAGCATGTTCCAGTCTTTTTCACATTGCTCGTGGGACCTGCGGGCGAAAAAAGGATTCGGTGATCGGAAGCATAGCACGATGCGTTTCACCGCAGTTCGCGCATTGCATCTCAACCATCGTTTCGATACTTGGAGTGTTCTCCTGCAGCCATTCTCTGATTACAGCAAGATCGGTAGAATGCATCTTGCTAACGATGCTCTTGATCTTGAATCTATCAGTACTGCCCATGATATCGACAATCACAGTCTCAATATTCTGTGTCACGATATCATCTAATGTAATCTCCTCGCGGCTCCGATCAACCTGAGGCACTCTATCTCTTGGTTTAATTCTAGCCCTGTTTGATCCGCCAATTATGTTTTGAGCTTTCTTCGCTCGTTGAATCTGACTGGCATCACGAACACGCAGGAATCTGATTGATGCAGACACAGTTCTACCAACTGTCTTGCTCAAATATGGCAGATCGATTCTGAACGGCTCTGCCCCAAGAGATTCATCTGCCCAGACAATAGTATTAACCAGTTCATTCAAGTCGATGGAGTGAGTAGCGACTTGTTGACACTGCTGATTCGGACAGGTCGTAGCAAATTCGTACTCATTGCCGTGCGTAATACCACGCAGATAATACAAAAGGTAAATCTGGTCGCCGACGAGCATATCTTGGATATCGAATCCGTCAGGGAATCTGCAGCATTCCCTCAACATGTAATCGATAGACTGCCCGGTTTGAGCCAATCTCGCTGTCGCCAAAATCTTATCGATTTTGGCTGACCAAGCCTTAACCTGGACTACACCAGAAGTCCAGCCATAATATAGGCCCTTACTAGGTAATGTAGTCTCTTCCCATGGTATGAGCTGTTCTGGAGACGCCCGTGCGATGATATCGACGATATCAATATCAGACGCAGCGTTGCCGACCAGCTGTGCGATTTCTGCTGCCGGAGAATCGCCGAATGGTTTTACTTGCTGCTTAACTTCGACTTGCTTCTTGATTTCTTCGCCAGTCGAAGCAGTTTCTTCTGTACGATCGTCGAGCATAAATACCTCTGCAATCTGATAATTGGTATGCTTCTGAACTATATCTACTTCATAGAGCGGTTAGCACTAATTTGAATCAGACTCGTCAGATTCTGCCCAATCATATGATATAGTAACTTCAATAACTTTAATATCAGTACTTGTATAGGTCAAATCACCTTCCTTGACAATGCTCGGCCAACTACCACGTAAAGTCCAAGTGACATTTTTTATCCAATCTAGAGTATAAGTTGTTATCTTGCTATCTTTCTTGTATTCGGTCGGGGCTTTTAGGCCAGTAGTATGCGCCCAAACTCGCTCTCGCCAATCTTTTAATATCTTAGAAGCTTTTGTATTAGTGGTGGCACCAGGAGAATCACTAGCCAGAACAACATCGTAGAATGTTACTCTAACATCTTCCCAAGTCACCATTCCGGCATATTTATAGACGAGAGAAGAACCATCTACGGTATCTTTACTTATGCTGAAAGTTGGCATAGTAGCATCTTTAGCTAATAATGCCATTGTATTGCCTGGATCTTCAAATAAGCTGTCGATTTCCCATGTATAATTATAAACCGGCTTTAGGTTAGATGCCGAACGCCCATCACCAACACCATTAACATTAAAGCCGGGCATTATTTGTTCTCTTGTAGGTTCTCTTCCTTTGATTTGTCCATCTCTAATGTAAAAGTGACTTCGCTTATCTTCGATGAAGTATAATCTAATTCATCAGGAGTCACCTTGGATGGCCAGCATCCATACATAGTATAACGATATATCGCAGTTCCCTCGCCATTCAACATTTCAAGCGTACAGGTCTGCTTCGTCAGACTAATCACAGATTTATCAATATTGATGACCTTAGTTGACCACCATTTGTAAATCTGGAAGGCTGCGTCGGTATTTGTTATGACATGATAAAAACTAATATCTATTGGCAGCCATTTCTGCTTACCAGGGAACCATAAGACATCTTGGCCGTGGTGCAGTTGTGCTCTATCGAACTCAATCTTTGGTCTGCCTGCCTTATGGGCATAAAGTAATATATCCTTAATAGCATCAAGAGTGGCGAATTTCCAACGATGCTGGCGTGCTGTCTCGACAGCAGCCCCAGGCTGTTGTGCTTGATTTTTCTCACCAATGTTAAATCCAGGCACTTGTATCGCCGATCAAGTATAGAGGAAAACATCGTCGAACAACTACTTTAGGTTTGATATGAATGATATATATACGAAGAAGGCCAGCAATTGCTGGCCTTCTATTATTCAAAAGACGACAAACTAGGATTTGATGGCCCGGTCATATCTCAACGTGCATTCGCACGTAGCGATATCTGTCGCTGTATAATCCAAATCGCCCCAATTGACTTCCTTCGGCCACGCATTACACATGACCCACGTTTCTGTGGTGTTGCCGGAAGCACCAATCATCTCCAACGTCGCCTGCTGCTTGTATGCAGACGGGGCGTAAACGGTGGCTGTCGGCAAATCGACAACGGTGTGGAGCCATTGGTAGATTGTATCCGATACGTCTGGGTTCTGCTCGACGTCATACCATTTCATGCTGACCGGTTCCCAGGTCTGCTTACCGGCGAAGTAAGCCACTTCCTGGTCGTGGTGCATTTCTGGTTCTGCGAACTTGAAATTCGGTCGAG